CAGATATTAAATCTTCAAGCTCACTAATTAAACATTCAGTACGCTCAGAATATAACATCTGTCCTGAACTCCGACTACGAGCATATTTTAAATGCTGTAGAAGTTCTCCTAATTGTTTGAATTGAAAGTCTGGGGAAGGAGAAACAGACCCAACTTCAATTGTTTTTTCTTTTATATTTGTATTTTCGTGATTATGATTATTAAGGTTTAAGGGTACATCACAGCCCACCTTGAACCTTGACTTTTTAATTGTAGACAAACAAACTACATCCCTAAATAGGGACTTTGGGGAACGCCCATGTGTGTAACTAATAATTCCCATTCTACCTTGTTCAACAAAAGTCAACGTTGAAACAAAATCAGTAACTGAATTAATAGGAGGTGTTTTGGTTAAGACATCACCACACATGCCTTCTCTTTTTTTACATTTAACCCATGTATGGGAATAGTTTACGTATTTACTATGTTCACACCACCTATTAAGGTGTGATTCATAGGATTGGAAAGTCAGGGATTCCAAATATGGTTCTAATGACATATCCTTCACCAAATATTTAAAGTAATTAAATTTTTGATTAAAAATGATCTTACCATAATATGCATACTCACTAAGGGCATTACCTATTGCCACAACAGCATGTGATTTATCTTCAATATGAGCTGAATTCATCCTCCAAAATAAAGATTTTGATATGCTGTGTAAATCTAACGGGCAAGAGTGCACACCTAATTCATTATTAAACATAAATTTGCGTTTCACAAAACTAGCTTTGAAAATATTTATATATGGTACTGATTCAGCCTCTTTATCATCCATAGTATAAACAATTCCTACTTTATGAAATATATTGGAGATACTGGTGTGATTAAACCAAGGCGCACTACTACTAACACCCATTATATTATCATCTCCCATAGTTAAAAGAGCTACATTCTGTCTAAATGTAGTACATTCATTGTCTGGATTCAAATTTAAATAAGCGCACCGCATATACAAGCTATTCTTAATACAATTTATGATTAGTGTTAAAGGGTTACCTGAAGGTAAACACCCTATAAACATTACCATAGTGCCCCAATATTCGACTACATTATATGTAGTATCAATTGCAACACACTCTATTATATCTAACATTTCTTGAGATGCACCATGTTCC